ATTTTGTATCTAGTAAAGTATCGTATTTTAGTGAAATAATCCAATCAATTATTACAGAATATGCTTCGGTTGCTATTCAGTATACTATGAAGTTAACTTCGTTTGTGACAGAAAATGCTATACATTTAGCTGCCTTCTTCTCTTTAGGTATTGGTATTGCCGCTTTGTGGTGGATGAATACTAAAGTTGAGTGGGCTTCTGAAGGTGTGCGTCATGTTACGAAAGTTGAAAATGAAGTAATGTATTCAGTAGGCAAGGAAGATGGAGAATTGTATCAATTTATCGATCCAGTCAATAGTTTACCGTCAAAGAAATTTTTGTTTAAAAATAATAGCATTAGTACTAATAGCTCAGCAGTAGAAAAATTATTCAAAAAATATAGAAATGATAAACTCACGTCAGAATCGTTTAAATTTGCTGAGAGTTCCGTTCATAATAGTTTAGATAGTATCCAAAGATCCATCAAGAATATTAGAATAACAAGTTCAGAAGGATCTATTCACATGCGTTGTATAATATCTGGTAGGTCGATAATATTGCCATCTCATGCAACTCAAGATGATAAATTTTCAGTAATAGTCTTTGATGATGCCCAGCTTAACAAGAGACTAATAGATGGAGACTTTGTGTCGGTCGTTTTTAGAAATAGAGATGAGGATATAATGGTCTGTAAATTGAGTGAATCTTATCCGTCTCCCTTTAAAAATTTGTCAAAATGGTTTAAAGAAGATGTGAATCTAAAAGAAACAGCATTTTTAGTGTCATCAGAAGTTGTGGCTCCGGTCGGGGCTTTTGCACCCCAGGCGAATCTTAGTTATAGGACTGGTAAATCACTTTATATGGTGGAAAGCGCTTTTATCTATGATTTACAATTTAAAGGTCTTTGTGGATCACCAGTTTTCTCCCCTCAAAGTGGATTTTTGGGCATGCATGTGGCAGGTTCGGATGCAGATAATCTAGGTGTAGGTATGGCTTGGTCACAAAAGACGAGGTTAATAATTGGAGAATGCTTATCAGCGGATAAAAATTTGTTACCCATAGATTATAAAACTGTTAATAGTCCAGATTCAAGCGTAGTTAAATTGGATAAGAAAATGTTTGTGAGTGCTATCACTAAATCAAATATAGGGCCTTCAAAGTTACATGGGATGTACCCCGTGAATAGATCACCAGCCCAATTAGATAAATTTGGAAGATTTACGGTTAAAGAAGTTGGCAAATCAGCTTTTGCAGTTCCAGGGAAACCACCGTTAGAAGAAGTAAACTTTGCATCTCAGGCAGTCGATAAGATGTTTGAAGATTTCGGTGATCTTCCTTGGGATCAAGTCGTTAAAGGTAATGATTTATTAAACGGTTTGAACAAAGATTCGTCAAACGGATTTGCGTGTTATCCTGATAAATCTACGTATATAGACTTTGAGAAAGGAACTTTGACAGCTTTTTGTCGAGAAGAAATCGAAAAATTTGAAAACGCAGTAGAAAGCGGCGATATGACTGAATTGGATTGGCAAAAATTGTTTTGGGTAGAGACTCCTAAAGATGAAGTTAGAAATAATTCTAAAGAAGGAGTACCACGAACATTTAGAGTAGGAACTATAATTCAACAAATATTATCGAAGAGATACTTTGGTAAATTTGTGGAATCTGTGTTATCCCTCCGTGATTTTAATCAAGTTATGGTAGGGATAAATCCGATAAAAGAGTGGCCTAAAATTCATGCACAGCTGCAAAAAGGAAAAATTTTTGCAGGAGATGTTGCTAAGTGGGATAAGGGAATGGTTCCTGAATTTCAAAGAGCATTGTTTGAAACTGTGATGAAAAAGTATAAAGGCCATAAACCAAAAGTAGCAGCTATTGTGTTGGAATGTCTGATACATTCGCTTGTAATTATGTTGGATGACTTATATTTAACAACTCATTCATTAGCCTCAGGCCATTTTTTAACAGCAATTTTTAATAGTTTAATTAATAGGATGTATACGGCAGGATGGTATTATCGTCAAATGTTGAAGTTAGGTAG